TATAGAGGCTAGCTAGCTAGCAGAGGAGTCCAGAGGAGTCCAGAGGAGCCCTGTCGGCTACCTAAAGGAGTACCAAAGGGAGCAAAGCACAGATAATGCCACCCAAAGGCAAACAATTGATCCAGATCAAACCCCATATTGATCCAAATCAACCCTAAAGATCCCTGTGGTGCCCTGTGCTAGCTGTGGACAACCCTGTGGATAACCTGTGGATAACTTGAAAAAACACTGATAAATCAACCCCTTAGCTAGGACACTAGCTGTTGCTTACCCTTTAGTATCCTGAGGATGTCTAAGAGGAACCAAAGGACACAGCGGGCACCCGCAGGCACCCACAGGCACCCCCACGGGGGCACCCACGCACGTGAACTCCTTAAGTGAGGGTTCACAAATTTTGTCAATTTTTATGATCCCACTGGTTACCTGTGGATAACTCTGTGGATAACCTGTGCTAACTAGGTTACCTGTGCTAGCAAGAGCTAGCTGTGGATAACTCTGTGGATAACCTGTGGATAACTTTAAATAAAACCCCTCAGGAACCCATTAAGGGAACCCAAGGGGGAACTGGAAGTAATCATAAACTAGCAACAAGAGTACGTAGGAGAGCATCAACAGTAGTCACATCCCCGTTAAACAAAGACATTATAAAGAGGATGATGATAATGATGATTTTGATGGTGATGAATACTTTATTTTTAGTGTTATTGGTATTATTCATTGAGGTCATTCCCATAAGGGTCTATAGGCACCTAAGGATTCCCATAAGGGTCTATGGACTCCCATAAGGGTCTATAGATCCCCATAAGGGTCTATAGGTACCCTAAGGGTTTTCTTAAGACTCCATCATCACTGATACCTTTTACTTCTGATACTTTCATTTCTAACAAAAAGGGGGAGCTAGAAAAGACCTATATGTATATCTATATATGTCTTTCCTAGCCCCCCCTAGGAGTATGGATTTTATTCTGAAATACCCTGTTTTCTCTATTACATTGTCTTTATTATTTACTGAACAAGTGTTCAATACTAATAAAGCATATTTCAGTTATCACCTCTTGCTAGCTGTGGCTAGCTCTTGAACGTGTATCCTTTATCCTTATATCTGTCTACACCCTTAGAGGCACCTTTAGGACTGTGTCTATCTTCAGTTACCATCACACCTCCGATATTGGACGTATAGAATCCATACAGGGACTCCATAGACTCCTCTAGCCATTCTTCGGTTAGTTCGTTAATACCTTCATCAGCATCTACGCCCATGAAGTCAACAAGGTATTTAACTCCGATTGCCAGAGCATCCAGACGGTCATCATGAATAAGGGCACCCCTATCAACAGTGATACGAGTGAGCTGATAGAAACAAGCATATTTGTAGTCAGATTCGGGTACAGTAGAGTAGTCATTCCTGATACACTCAGGAGTGACACACATTTTATGGTTTGAGATTACAGGTTCAAGAGTGTCAATGATACGCAGTTCTTTTTGTCCTGTGGATTTGACTTCAGTAACCCCACAGTTACTATAGGTTTTCTTTAGTACAGGTTCAAATAGCTTAAGGTACATCCCGTCGCCAAAATTGCCTTCAATGACCACTTCATTGACTTTGTACTTCTTAGCTACCTTAGCTAGTTTATTGAGGACTACATCAGAGTAGCCTCCCAATAGACCTCCCACTTCCATGACGTAGATATACCCATTTAGGTAGTAGAGAACAGCATAACCTGTCTCGTCTTTCGATTCTCTATGAAATTTCAACAGCTTTCCACCCTTTATGATGCTTACGGGTTCCCTTAGCGACCTTACGAAGGTTCTGAGGTGTAAGCTCATGTTCCTTACAGAACTCCACAAGAGATTCTGGGGTATAGGTGTTACCATTAGGGTCTGTAATAAGATAACGCTTACCGGTACCATAGTTATGGGGCATATCCCCCTTTTTGAACCTAGTATCAAAGCAATCTCTACATACAGTACCTGTTCTACGGTTAGGTAGATACTTGTTGCAAACGGGGCATCTAACGGTAGCAACATCGCCACCTGCCCTTCTGTTCCAACCCATGTTTAGCTCAGGTCTCAACACATATTCCATGTTAAGAGCCTCAGCTTTAGGGAGCATCTTAATAAGAGTTATCTCAACATTCTCTCTACCAAGGTTCCTAAGGATTTCTCCTACAGGACGCTTTGAGCAGAAGTGTTGTGAGAGTCTATAACTCAAAGATCTTCTAGTAACGCCTACATATCCACTTGACAGGTCGTTATTACCTTTTTCGTGGATATGGTAAACTTTGTACAAACGGGTTTTAGCTCTAAAGTTGTTGATTTTCATATTTATGTTTAGTAGTTGTTAATTACTTTCTTATGGTCGCCCATAAGTCCAGACTATATCTTTTTCACCCCTGTTTCCCACTAACACTCAGCGGTACATAATAGTCGTTACACCTTCCTAAATTAGGCTTGGCTCGGTATTATCTCTTAGAGACGTTCACCGAATTTAAGGGTTTTATTTAATGACGAGGCAAGACAATTCACCACGTCCCGAAGGGTCAATACACAGGATCTTATGTGTGTAAGACACAACCTCATTAGAGGCCGCATGATAGTAGAAGTAAGAATCCCCCTTAAGACCCATCGTAGGACACTCATCAACTGGAACCCTCTTAGAAGGCTCAGGTAGCCACGTGAGCTTCATTGGGGCCTCGTCTAAGGGGAACATACCTACGATGAGGTCACGAAGCCGTAGGGGGTATTTATCGGCGTCTGAGAGGGTCGTATCAAGCATGAACTGCAGAGCGAAGCCTGCCTTACGATAAGATAGTTCACGCTTCTGTAGATCTTCTTCAGAGAACCTAAGGGGGTCTGTAGGCTTACCTGCCCAACGCTTAGGATCCTTGTCGTACTTGTCAGCAATGATAGAGGCCAATCTATCGCCATAGGAGGCTCTATGAGAATCATCATAGGGGTACCTAGCGGGATAGATTACAGCCGAGTATCCGCGCTCCTGTAGCTCGTTATAGAGGCTCATTTCGTTCTGGGGAGTGCCCAGATAGATGATCTTTTTACCTTCACCAGGCTTTAGGACAGCGTCAAACTCTTTTACGAGCTCGAACAACTGATCTCTAAGAACCTGAGTGAAGGAGTTACTTGGAACCTCAACGTCGTCTGCGACAATGATGTCTGCACGGGAACCCGTTAGCTGGCCCTTAATACCCACAGACTTAACTGAAGGTGAATGGTCTGGCAGGGCAGGGCCCACATCAAAAAGGTTCTGAGTATCTCTTTGACCTTCTCTAGCCTTTAGGTGACTCAGAAAGGGCAATTCATTGATGATTTTCTTAATAAACGTAGCATTAGCGTCTGCTCGTTCTTTATTAGCAGACACCACCATTATCTTAGTCTGTGGATCCCTCCAGAGACTCCAGACAACGTATGCACACGTAATAAAGGATTTAGCTACACCACGGAAACCCATTAGGATCATGCGGTCACTAGGAGGGTTCTGGAGTAGCTTTGCGATGTCTACCTGCAGTGTGGTAGGAGAAGGCAAACCGATCGACTTCCAAACCAAAGAGGTAAATAGAGGGAAGTTCTCATAGTAGGGGAGTAGGGCTTTAGCTTCTTTCTCAGTTAACACTCATGTCTCCCCTATAGGAATTCTCGAAGTTCTCCTTAGTAGCCTTCAGGAGCTTACTAAGGGCGTTCTCTTCACCTTCTCCAGCCTTAGGGACGCAGTCAATGCCATTACGTTCAAGTTCCTTAATGATTGCATTATAGAGCTGTGGAGACCTCTTATCGGGGTTCCTGAGGTCATTAAGCATGTTCTGAAGCATCTCCTCATGGATGTTACCTAGGAGGCTCTCAAGTCCTTTATAGTCCATTGTTCTTTTCCTTTCTTTTCTTTTCTAACCAAGGTTCTACCCAATGCTTTTTAATCATTGTGCAGATACCTACAAAAGTATAGATAATTGTGATGACGTACACCCAATCGCTAAGAGGTAACCCGAGAATCACAGCACTGGATACTGCCAATGAAGGAGCTACCTGTGCTATGTTCTCTGCTAGGTTACCTGACTCCTCATCAAGGTGGGTCATTCGTCAAAGAACTGCTCAAAGTTAGCTTTCTTGAACCCAGTACCCTTTAGGAGCTTACCGTCAGCCCTAAATTGAGGATTGTAATTACCCTCACTGTCATAGAACTTACTGGAGTATTCAGACACCAGTTCATTCATACCCTTTTCAAGGTCATATCCACAAGCATTAGCATACTGGATACAAACCCAAAGGAGATCACAGAGTTCCTTCATGTCGTTAGGGGTGCTAGGCTTTTCAGCGAGAAGCTCCTTATGCTCCTCATTGATCCACTCAATGTAGAGACTACGTAGATCTCGGGTGTTTTGGTTTTCATGAGTGGCAACCAGAAGGTCATTAAGGACAGACTGGACATTGCCCATGGTAATCGTAGTATTCTTCATTTTATTCTTTATCCTCTTTTACATACTCTTTCGTTCATTAATTTCTGCCATCTTGGCATCGTTCATTCGGGAGTTACCGTTGATGTTAGAGTACCCCAAATAACCACAGACACGGGAAATGACAGACAGGTTACTAGAGCCACAATAGGGGCACGTATTACCCACATTAAAGCTATGCTGGTGACAATCCTCACAGTAAGCCGCATCAAAGTTCACACCCTGATAGAACCCACGAGCCATACCTCGAAGGATCGTGCTCGTGAGAGCCCGCTTATTCTCTGGGTTGTCGATACGGACATACTGGATGTGTCCGCCCTCGATAAGATGGAAAAGCTCAAACTCAAGATCCTGCTTTTCAAAAGGGGTAATGTCAGCAGACACATGGATATGGAAGGAATTGGTGAAGTAGGCTCTACCTTCAAATTCATCCTTAAGGTTATTCTTTGCACAATACTCATGGTACTGAGTCATCTGAGTACCACAGAGGGACTCTGCAGGGGTACCATAGAGTGCATAGAGATATCCGTCTTCCTTCTTAAACTTCTGCACTGCATCATAGATGAACTTAACGACATCCTTAGCCGCCTTCTGTCCCTCAGGGGTCTGAAGATCCTTACCGCCAGTAAAGAGGATAGCAAACTCATTCAAGGCAGAGATCCCAAAAGATGCAGTCATATACTTGGTAAGTTCACCTACCTCATCTTCAGGCTTAAGGAAGCCCTTATAGAAACCTCCCTGACAGAATGCCATAGGATTCGTGCTAGCCTTAGCATGCTTAATCATATCATAGCGACGCTTAAGGAATTCTCGAATCTGTTCAAGGTTCACCATAAGCTCTTCCCAGAAGTCGCCCTTAGATGCCTTATAGATCAACGGGAGGTTGAGAGACACCGCACCAATGTTGCATCGCCCAACAGACACGTACTCGTTAGTCTCAGGATCCTTCCAAGGAGTGAGGTACGCCCTGCAACCCATCGGATGGATCACACACTGCTTATTAGATGCTCTGTAGGTTTCAGACACAGTGCCGTTAGGAGCATTAATAGCTAGAAAATCAGGGTACATGCACTTACTGGAACACTCAACAGCCTTCTCGAACACGTTAGCGTGCTCATCACTACCGTGCTGTTCCCAATCGTAAAGATACACGAGCTTAGGGAACACAACCTGCTTACCCCCATGTCCCTTCATGCGGGTATCAAGGATAGTCTCACAAATCACCTCAAGAAACTCCTTGTCGTACTCAGGGAGATCATTGCTCCACTCACCAAACGTAAGCGTAGTGAATGCAAAGTCACCTCTAGAACACGGAACAGTATTGAGCTTCAGTTCAAGAGACTGGAAGCCCTGCCCCAACTCACGCTTGAGTTCTTGCATAGCCATTGCACATGCTTCATCGAACTCCATATTGCACTGGTCAAAGTATTTCTTAAACGCATGCTCATACGTTTTCTTAGCATACGGGAGGAGCGTCTTGTCAATCTGAGGGATAGTGAACCCACCGAACTGTTGTGCAGTAGCTACAAGGGTGATGTCACCGATCACCTGAAGGGCACTAAGGACACTCGTGGGCTCCGTATAGGTGACATTGGACATGCTAAAGCCACCCTTAAGAACAGTAGCCATGTCAAAGAGACAGCAGTTGATGGATCCAAAGATCATGTCTCGAAGGTCATGGATGTAATACTTACCGACCTTCGTAGCCTCTTTCTCTTCCTTAGTGAGGTAGAACTGCTTATACAGTTGCTTAGTAAGATAACCCTTAATGAGGGAGCCTTTGGTAGACACAAGGGAACTATCGAAGTTGGCGTTTTCCTTGTCTCCCAAAAGGAGGACAGTGTCTGCCTCATTCTTAACAGCTTCGAAAGCCTTAGCGTAGGTGTTCTTATAGTCTCTAAACTCCTTATAAGATTCTCCGATCTTCGGTACGTACTTACAAAGAGCTTCGATGACAATAGCGTGTAGCTTTTCAGTAGGAACCTCGTAAAAGTTGCTGTAGACAAGGCTCTCGATATAGCCCCTAATCTTACCAATGTCATCCTCAGAGTACGTAGCGTTAGCCCTCTGTGCGGCCTTATGAATAGCTACTTCAATCTTATCCCAATCCCAGCCTTCGTGGGTACCATCTTTCTTAATTACTTCCAGTTCCATAGTGTATTTAGTTATTTAATTAGTGTTGCTCTTATCCGTGAACTGTGCCTTAGCAAACTGCTTTATGGCAGTAACTTCCTCAGAAGTAAGCTCACTAGCAATATTAGCATAAATCTTCTTGGTTACGTTGTTGTCTTCGCTATACACGATGACATCAAAGGTAACCTTAGGAATGTCGGGTTTCGTTGTAAAGAATGCCTTACGGTTCTCATACTCACAGGCACCTACATTGCCATCCCAATAAACTTGCATATTCATTTACTTAGTCTGTTAGATAGGTTCAGTAGTCCTACGGTAATTACTGTGTGTAAGTCCTTTAGGACTACTGAAACACCCTAATTACTTGCTCTTCTCAATGCTCATGAGATAGTACAAAGCCTTTAGGGCATCCTTATAGGCTCGGATGTCTTCCTCAGTATGGTAAGACTCCTTGTTATGCTTCTCAATAGCTTCAAGAAGTTTATGCTTAGCCATCATAAAAACATTATCTTCCCATTTCGCATCAATCATCTTTGTATTTCTCCATAATATTAATTAGCGCTTCACCATCGGATTTATCGAACTTAAATCCGAGGTATTCAACAGTACCACTCTTATCGAATGCACTATTGATGAACCCCTTAGCAACCTCAATGTCGAGCTTGTTGTTCTCATCGACGATACCCACCTGCTTCAGCATAGGCAGATACTTACCGATGAGGGTATCCGCCTGATGCAGGACAAGGAACGTACTCCCTCCAAGAATCCATTTCATCGTGGAGGGAGCACTAGGCATCAGTCGAGTATCAACGAACTCAGGGAGTACCTGAGAGATTTTACTCAAACTGATTTTCATAAGCTACTACCTTATGCCGCAGGCGTAGTCGTGGTCGTAGGAGCAACCCAAGAGTTATGCAGGGGCATAGGGGCAGGACAAATGGCCGAAGCAGGGACAATGGTCTTGGTGATGTTGTTGAGCGTACCCATCATGCCAGCAATGGTGCCATCAAGGCAACCGAACTTGGCCTGAGTCGTCAGAGCAAGCTCATTGACCTTACCAAGGACGATCTGCTCACGGAGTTCCTGCTTTTCACAGCAACACTTAAGCTCTGCCTGAAGTTTAGCGAGTTCAACTCTGTTGTTCGCAGACTCGTCAGCAAGAGGCTTAAGATATGCAAAGGTTTCATCACGGAGTCTACGGTTGTCTGCAAGAGACTGTGCGTAGACTTCCTTGGCATTCTTGTCGGAGTAGTTCTCAGCCTTGAGCATACTGTTCTCAGCCTGAAGAGCAGACACTACGTTCTGATTGCCTCCACCGAGGAGACCACCAAGGAGACCGTTGCCGTTATTAGAGCTATTGAGGACACCGAGAGCAAGACCTGCGATACCAGTACCAAGACCCGCACCTGCAACACCCTTAGAAGCAAATTCAGCCATAATTATATTCCTTATAAAATAAAGTAACTTAGATAAAGAAACCAAGGTGTCCATAGTTACCCAAAGAACACCTTGGATATAACCTTAGATCCCTACCTTAGCGAGACCCAAGGGTTCCAATTCAGAGTCCTTACAGAGGAACTTAGGCACATTAGGCCAACGGACATCCCTAGGAAAACCTTCCTGTTTAGGAACGTCTCTAAGAGCCTGTCTGTAGACCTTGAGTTCTTCAAGGTTCTGAGGATTCGAAGGATAGTCAGGCATGAGATAGTAGTCAGTCTCACCAATGAGATTGTCTCTCTTAGCTCTGATTGCCTCAGCTACCATCGAATCATCAGGTTCAGGATTCTGAATAATTTGATACCCACCGTCTACCTGTTGGATACTACAGTCACCTCTGGCGTTACACCATACAGCGGCTTCAGGAGGGTATTCGCCATCGAAAACTTTTCCTATAGAAAAATCCATTTCTTCACACCTTTAATACCCAGAACAATAGAAATGTACATAAGATACATTGTCATTCGTTGATGCCCCAGTGCCTGTAACAGTGACGGAGCTAGTTGTCTGACTAACAACTTTAAGGGTACCCCAACCATATCCACCCTCACCTGTAACAACAGTAGTGTAAGTGGCATTAGAAAAGGCAGTTGGTAATGAGAAAGTTCTAGTTGGATTATTACCGCCAGTCCAAACTTCCAATTTAAGCCTCCCACCCTGTTCTAGCCAACCATCACTCCATCTACGGTGCCACTGTGCCCCACTCCTCCACGTTTCCGTAACATATGCTTTAGGCGTCGGAATCTCACCAACTTGAGCCTGTACAGCGTTCACAGCAGACATAACGTTCTGAATGTCCACAGAGCCTACATTAGTAGCAATACCGTAGGCTACTACACACATTACCCACTCGTGAGATTCCGGAGTGACTGTGGAGGATCTGCCGTAATGAGCGTCATATAAAGAAGCATCAAATTTAATAATAGCTTTAGGATATGTTGATACACCATCCACAACAGCCCCTGTTGAGTTTAAATCAGCTACCTTGAAAGCTCCTGATGCCCTAGCAGCATCTTTGTAGGCGGCGGAGTTCTCAGTGAATTCCCCCTTAACATTAGGAATTCCTGCTTGATGATACTGTGTAGCCTGAGTCACCTCCATAGCAATCTGCTGATAAGGAGCAAACTTAGGAGTCCTAAAGTTCGTACTACCATCACCATCACTATAGAACGGGCAGAACCCATTGTCTCTCGTAGCAATCTCTTGCCATTCAGCTTCAGTCTTCACCCACCCTTGAGTTGTAATGTAATCAAAGAAGTCTTTGTACAAAGCTCTAGAATACGTAGCTCCATTACAAATAATAGAGTCTGCAGGCACTGTTCCGTAGGGGTGAAGATAGTGGAAACCTAAAGGTCTAACAGTACCAAGTTTACTTAGCTTTTCAGCTAGTTGATTAATAAAAGTAGGATCACCTGCATTAACAGGATTAGTACCATTCAAAGCCTTATCACAGGCATCCAAGATAGCCTGCTTCTTGGCATACGTAGGAGACAGAGTGTCACCAATACCGTCAACCTTAGAGGACACATTAGTGATGCTCTCACGGATAGCCGTAAGGTCTGTCTGAAGCCCCGTAACGTTATCAATAGTATGCGTATGACTCTTAGGAGCCTTGCCTGCCAACGCAGTATCAAGACCAGTAACCTGAGCAGTCGTATGCGTATGCGAGGCATTAGCCTTACCTGCAAGACCCGTCTGAAGCTCGGTCTTAGTAGCAAGACCGCTAAGATCTTGCTCAGGAGGAGTGCCAGTGATCTCACTATACGCAATGCTGTCCTTAGACGCAAGAGCACCGAGCGTAGGCTTGTTCTTGATGAATGCCTTAGACTTAGGATCAGTAACTTCCCAGTCAGCATTTAGCTGTCCAGAAGCCGCATCTTCAGCATAACCCTTAGCGAGATCAGCTTGCTTCTTGGCTTCAACTTCAGAAGCCTTAGCGTTAGCCTCAGATGCACCTGCCGCAGTCTTAGAGAGAGCCGCATTGTCCGCAGAGAGCTTAGCCGCCTTAGCACTGTTACTTGCATTAGTAGCCTGAGTCGTAGCTGTGCTCGCAGATGCACTAGCGTTCTTAGCACTGGCACTAGCCGCAGTAGCAGACTGGGAAGCACCAGTAGCACTATCCTCAGCCTCAGTAGCCTTAGTAGTAGCTAGAGTAGCCTGTTGAGTAGCGAGGCTAACCTGCTCCTTAGCCTTAGTGACCTCTTGGACAGCCAAGGCAACCTGAGCATTCGCTAAGGAAGCACTCTCAGAGGCACTCACCTCAGAAGCCTTAGCGTTCCTCTCAGACACCTTAGCTTCATCAGCCTTTTGAGTAGCAATTACAGCATTGTCATAAGCATTACTCTCAGAGGTTTCAATATCGGTTTGGAGCTGTCGAGCCTCTTCAAGGATTGCTTGGTTCTCCGTCTTGACGGCATCAGCATGCTTAGCCGCAGATACCGCAGTACCCGCAGAAGCCTTAGCGGTTACCTCAGACTCCTTAGCATTAACTTCAGAAGCCTTAGCGTTAGTCTCAGAGACCTTAGCGGCATCCCTAGCGGCTTCAGCCTTTAGCTTAGCCTGATAGGCACCCATAGCATCATCTTTGTAGAACTTGAAGCTAACCGCATCGTTGTCACCAATAGGATCACCAACATTCACGATACGGTGCCCCCTAGCGTCCCAATTACCTTCCTTGTCTACAATGAGTGCGTCATTGATGATGTCTCTACCTTCTTCAGCAATATGGATAGTCTGAATTGCAGAAGCATCAAGGTCTTTAGCCTTGAGAACCGAAGCGTCCTTAAAGGACACGATACGGTCAGTAGCAGACGTATATCTGCGAATAATAATTTCAGTACCACTAGCGGGAGCTGTATTGAATCTAATGGTAGTCTTATCTACAAAGAAGTAGTCTTTAGTGGTGTCACCGTAGTCACCCCCAAGTTTCTCTCGGGAGTCTACGGTGACCTTCACAAACTTCTTTGCTAGATAATCAAAGGGCACACTGAAGTCTGTAGTAGACCCATTGCCCTGATAGTTAGCAATAGTAGAAGCCATTGTTTTAGTTATTCGTCCTTATCGGATAGCATGTTATAAACACCCCACTTAAAGAAAGGGATGTTCGTGGAATTACGGATAGCTCTTACAGCTTTCTCTCTTTGATTCTCTAGTTGCTCATCGGTGAAGTTTTCGTCTCCTGTCATACGAGCTACATTAGCAGAGTACCCTACAATGTCCATGAAAGACTTGACGGTAGAGTATGCGGGAGCCATGTCTCTAAACCACTTGTCAGCGTCAAAGCCTCCGTACATCTCATCTCGTTCTTTCTGAGAGGAGAAGCCTTCAGTGGTAGTCTTAACGTCAGTATTCACACCTGCGGTGTTGAGAAGCAAAGACGGGAATGCAAAGACGCTAGATCGCATAGCACCATTAATACCAGCCTGCATAACAGTGTCTAAAGTAAGTCCTTCTTCATGGTCATACTTTAGAGTCTTATTAAGGTACTCCTTTCGTTGTTCCTCGTTCATACCCGCAGTATTAATAAGGGTGTTAGTCAGCGCACCCAAGGTGCCCAACGCGGTAGACAAGAAGATACTATAGGCTTGTCCAAGTGCATCACCCTCAGCCATTCTACCTAGAATTTTCTTAAGTCTCTTATCGTAGGATCTAATAGAAAACGTCTTGAACTGCAAAAGCAACTGCATAAACGGATTCTTTTGAGCACCCTCCCAAAGGAAAGTGTCACCCAAGGTATTCTTCTGGATTACCTCATGAGCAACATAGTCGCCCATACGTCTAAGAGTTGCAAGAGCGGCAGGATCCTTAGATAGGATAGCATCAAGGTTATCAATAGTGATTTCCTTGTTCTTACCTACGGTAGTGGATTCCTTAAGGATCTTCAGTAGATTATCAAAGTTATCCTGAGAGATCCCATTGCGTTGCATAAGCTCCTTATTAAGGAAGCCCTTCTTGGAGATAGACTTGTTATGAGCGTACTGAATAAGCTCACCCAAGAACATACCTTGAGAAGCCTCTACAATAGAGTTCTCAGTGTTCTGAATGAACTTAGTAAACGGAGAAGCCTGAGCAAGAGTATCTGCTGCCGCAACAAGAATAGCCTTAGCCTTATCGCCATTGAACCTACGTAGTTGCTTATCAAAAGACTCCGTAGCAATGTCTGTAAGTAGCCCAGTATCTCTTACGGACATACCAAAGATCAGAGACTGAGCCTGTCTAAGCTCTTTGTTGGTCATGCCGTTCTTAGCCCAGTTATCAAAAAGCTCTCTAACAAGAGGGACACCCTTAAAGAAATGCAGGGCCCCATAGTGTTTAATAGCCTCCCCCTGTTCAAAGAGATTAGCAACGCCCATCAAGCCATTCTTAGAAAAAAGCGTAAGATACCTAACGACATCCGCCATAGCCCCTAGCCAAGAGCTATTGACATCCGACATGCTATGGTGCTTATTGTAGATCATGTTGATAAGTTGTTTCTGAGCTTGTGCAAACTTCTTAGCGTCAACTCTACCATTCACGACAGAGTTATGTTCTTCAGACCACATCTTACCCAGCATACTCTCAAAGTCACCCAAGGTCTCACACCCGTAACTAAGAAGGATATTGTCACCAACAACCTTGTTATGGTGCATACGGACAGCCTCAAGAGGATCCCTACGCATCTTGTCGATAGACAACCCACTACGGGTAGTTACAGAGGTATCCCAAGGGATTCTAGTCACCTCAGGGTCGTACTTGATGTTTGCAATGTTACCATCGGTGATGATAGCCCTACCCATAGATGCACCTTGGTCGATCCAACCAAGAGCATCACCCCTGGCTTCTTTCTTCATCCATTCAAGCACATCTGCCCAAGCAGGTTCATCAGGTAGAGGCTCAAGATTATCCTCAAACTTCTCCTGCCTAACCATGTCCTGAGCCTTGTGTTGTTGCCTCTGGACTTCACTAACCTCTCGTTCCTTAGCTTTGATCTTATCTGCAGTTTCTTTCTCTACAGCTTCGATCTTCTCAATAATAGAGTCTCTATCCTTAACGAGTTTCTTCTCAAGTTCCTTAAGTCTCTCGGATTCTCTCTTCTGGATATTCTCTACTCTAGATTCGTAGGATGCCTTCTTGTTTTCTAAGGTATTCTTAAGTCTCTGCTCTTCTGCTTCGAGGGCCTCAAGGAGAGATTCCTTCTTAGCTTCTCTAGCCTTAAGAGCGTTCTCTTTGAGTTTCTTAGCCCTCTCTACAAGGGTAGTGCTTACGTACTTGTCATACCTCTTCTGTGCGGCATTAGCTTGACCTTCGGTCTCAGCCTTAGCCTTAGCCAACTCTTTCTTTAGTTCAGCTTCTTTTCTAAGACGCTCAATCTCTTTGTTGATTTCGGCATCAATGTCGGCATCAGAGGACTTATCAAGTTTAGTGTACTCTTTCTCTAGCTCTTTGGTTTTCTTCTCAGATTTAGCCTTAGCTTCCTTAACAGCATCATTGTAGTTAGCTTCAGCCTTCTCAAGGTCATTATAGGTATCCTCAGAGATCTTATTCTTAGCCTTGTTGTAAGCAGGTTCTAGCTCATTGTATTTATCAGCTAGATTGTCACCCCTAACGTCACCTCTTTCTTGGATACGCTCAATACTTCTTGAGGCTTGAGCGGACTTGTCAGAAATAATCTTGTTGGAAGCCTTAGCTACCTTTTGGTACTTTATGTCCTTTTTCTTGTCTTGCTCGGCAATCTGTGCTTCCCTTTCAGCCTTGAGCTTATCGTAGACATTCTTCTTGTAGTAGTCAATGATTCGCTGTCTTACTTCAGGATTAGAGACTGCACCATCAACAAGAGCTTGAGAAAGTTCATTAACAAGTCTCTCTACCTGAGGCCCTGTAGGGAGATTAGGATCAAAGAACTTGCTAACCTTTCTAGGGTCACTTACTCTGGGGACATAACCACCCCTCTGGCCAGTCTTAGAGGTTTTCTGAAGGAAATCCTTAGTAGACTCTACGATCTTACTGAACTCTTCATTACCTACAAACTTGGGAGGGGTTACACCATTCTCAATAGCCTGACAAATAGCTAGGTTGATTTCTTCATCATCATGCCCTAGCTTCCTGAGATTATTGAAGCTATCTCTATAGCCTGACTCAAAGTTCTCAAAGTCAATCTGAGCGGCTCTAAGTTTCTCCTCTACAGTCTGCCCTTGGAATCTAGTTGCATAGTGAACACCGTTCTCATCCACATAACCAGAACCACGGTCTACAAAGACAGACTCACAGAACTTTCTAAAGTTAGTAGACTCAAGAGCCTGAAAGACACCCTTAGTAGACACAAGGGGGACTCTGCGTTCGATGTTGTCAAGAAGGTTGTTCAAGGACTTAGCTACCTTAGTGGAACCTCCAATACCATCAAAGACCTCAGAGGGAAGATCCTTACCTGCCTCCTGATACTCCCTGATGATTTTAGCTCTACGAGCAGTATCTCCTACATAGTGTCCACCCTTACCTAGACCCTTGAATGCAAACTCAATACCTGCACCAAACATGGCACCAACAAGCATGTCTTCCATGATGTCATGTTCTGCACCAGACACATAGGTGTCAATCTGATTAGACACAGCACCCAAAGCGGCACCTGTGAGCACCCTGCCTGCCATACCATACGCACCAAGTGCGGGGACATAAGACAAAGGATCTACAACAGCGCTACCAATAGAAGAAGTAATCGAAGAGAACCAACCGGCTTTAGCTTCAGCCTGCCTATACTTGATTACTTCATCATTGATCTTAAGCCTTTCTTCGACATCCTCCATCGAAGTAGCACCATTGAGCACAGCATAGTACCTATCCATGTTGTACCCTACCTTGCCTAGGATTTCCCCCCTTTGTTCATCCGTAGGGGCAAACTGCTCACCAAAGATACTTCCGTCAGCAAAGGACATCCTAAGGTATGTAGGAACATAACCGTGCTTCAAGCCACCTGCAAAACCGACCTGAGGCTCATCCGATGTATCCTGAGAAGGGTCATAGACATAACGATTGTCAGCCCAACGCTTTGAGCGAAAACTGGTGCCGATGAGCCTGCTTCTAGTAGTATTAGCAAGAGCCGCCCTTACAGCATCCTCATCAACAGGATCATTGATAAAAGGCTTGATCTCCTTAGATGACTCAGGCAAATCAAGGTTAGTAAATACGGGCTCCCTGTCAATCAAGGAGACCTCAGAAGGATCCAAGGAATCCTCAGAAGGAGCCAAGGATTTCTCAAGAGGCTCCTGCTTAGGGGGCTCACTAGGATTAACGGTGGGGACAGGCTCATTTACCTTCTGTTCCCCCCACCTGTCATCATCACCGATGATGTCAATGTAATTCCAAGTTTCCTTAGGGAGCTTTTTATAGTCCCCCTTAAGGTAGTTCTTCATTGCGGCAGTACCACCATTGTACATAGCCAATGCCGCATACTGATTGCCCTTAGCGTACTTAAGGTTATCCTTCATAATACGACCTGCAAGGTCGATGTTAAAGAAGGGATCCTTAAGGGTACTAAGGTCGGTCACACCATAAGCATTTGCAGTTTTAGGCATGATCTGACCAACACCCATAGCACCTGCACGAGACACAGCGTTAGGGTTAAATCGTGATTCTTGATACAGTTGTCGCCTGAACAGAGTATGGTTCAAACCGTATCTCTCAGCAGTATCCTTAATGATACCATCATAGGGATGCTCCGTATTCTCGAAGTCACCCCAAGCACTACGTCTAGGATTCATTAGTCAGTTCCACTCTTTAGTTCAGAAAGTCTATCAAAGACAGTTGCGTTCATTTCCTTTTCAAGCTCCTTAGCCTTTCTTTCAGCGGCCTTGTCAAGAGTACGTTGGATGTCCTCAGTCGTGTATGACTTGACGTAGTTGTACGTCCCCTTCTCATACACAACAAGTCTTCCAGCCTCTTCGTTGTACTCTACAGAATACTTGGAGTCATCCCCATAGTCGAACTCCTCTCTAAATAGCTCCTTAGCCATATTAGGATCAGCATTGCCATAAGCTCTAGAGGTAAACACTCTAGCAGGGACACTAGTGCCTAGGAGAGTTACGTACTGATTTCTGTAGACATCCTTAGCCAACTCTACGGCTCTACTAGGAGACTCACCAGAGCCTACAAATCTACAAGCCATGTTGTAAATGAAGTCCTTGCCTGTTTGGTCAATCTCGGTGCCAATAACCTTAGAGATCTCAGTTACACCAGTGTTAACCTTGATTCTAAGACCCTCAATCTTTGCTCTTCCCTTAGAGTCAGCCTTGAGTTTTTCAAAGCCTGCAGTTCTCTTTACAACATCTTCCCAAGACCTACCTCCTTCCATTAGAAGAATAGCACCATGGATAGATTCAGTGAAACCCTTGGTACTACCAGTGGCATACAAGAAAGCCTGAGGATCAGTACGGTACAGTTCAATCATCTGAGTGATCTCCTCAGGGGGCTCCTTAGGAATAGTCTCGGGCTTCATCCCACTATTGAGATAGTCAGCCGTAATACCAGTCAGCTTCTCACTAGCCGCTTCAGCCTTGTCCTTGAAATAACGTCTCGCAGGATTGTCCCTAAAGGGGACAGAAGAGTTCTTAGCAATCCCGAGTGCACCCTCAAGAGTGAGCTCACCGCTCTCAATCATAGAGTCAAAGGCAACACTTAGATCGTCTGAAGATAGGTCAGAAGAGTCGCTACTCTTAAGCTCCTTTCCAAGCGATGCGTCCTTTAGAAACTTCTTAGCTAGGTTTTGCTTGATAAGAGCCTTTTGTTCATTTTGAGCCTTTACAGCAGTGGCTTTCAAATTACTTCTTTGGACTTCTCTAGCCCTGTCTACAGCCTTTTCGATGTCCTTTACTTTGTCCGTAAGGATGTTGCCATTAGCTTCCAGTTCACTATTTCTAATGGCTTCAAGCACAGAAAGCTCACCACTATCTGCTAGATTACTAAGGCCATTCTGATAGTCAAGGTAAGCCTTAGTGTCTCTCTGGTATCTGTGATTATAAGCCTTAATAAGGGAAGTCTTATAGCCATCTTCACCAAGATATTCCCTAAGGGTTACGCCATTAGCAAACGGTAGATCCTTAGAGTCTGCAAGTTGCTGTAGAGTAAAGAACCCTTCAGGACTGTTCTCAAGAGAGCTGATGACACTAGTCCACAGCTTATTTTGATGCTCGGGGTCAAGGAACCTGCCAACGGTAAGATCCATTTCCCTAAGGGCACCAACAAGTGCTTCAGAATTGCCACCATTCTGGATGATTGCATGAACCTTGGCAGATTCGGTGATGAACATGTCCTGAACGTTAAACTTATGTTCAACTTCTTTCTGACGTGTCATCATCTTGATGCGTTCTGCAGGGGAGTTAGCGAAGACACCCCTGTTAAAGAACACATCCTCAGAGCTATACCCAAACTGTTTTGCTACATCAGACACATTCTCACGCATGAACTTAAAGAACTCTGCATCGACCTCTTCAGGGGCCTTTCCTTTAAATTCATTAGTGTCGACTCTTCGCTGGAAGTCCTCAGTGATGTACTGGAACAGCATCTGACCGTGGGACTCTTTAAGCCTAGCCATTGCAAGAGGGTCATCTTGGAATGGCACAAGACCCTTTGTCATCTCTTCACGGTACTGCTCAAGAGAATGCGACTTAAGGTAATCATCAGCTAACTTATAAGACAACTCCTTCTTAGCTTCAAAACCACCTTTAACAGCCCTAGCTACATCCTTAAAGCATTCAAGCCAATTGTCTGCTTCTGGGATAGTTACATTATTTTCGTTGATAGAAATTGTAGCAGGCTTAGCATTACCTAGTTTATCCAAAGCAGAGTTGAAATATCTCCACTGCCCCCACTGATTGGCAATGGAGGAATTACCATCTGAATTTTTATAAGCCATTAGTAAAAGTAACCTCCTCGTTCTCTAGGGGTAATGTTAGAGTTGTAATAGTTAGCCCATTGTTGTACGAAGTCAACATAGGGTTTGTACTGTTGGTAATTAGCCATTACGTTACCAAGGAAGCTACCGCCAGTATTGGATGCAATAGACGCACTAGAGGATGCACCACTCATACCCGTAGATGCGATCAAACCTCCTCCGCCAACGATCCAGTAGATGCACCTGCGGCCGCTCCCGTAGAAGCCATAGTAGATGCCCCAAGTGTCGGGACAGTGCTAGCCGAAATTCCATAAGAGGCCAAGAAACTTTCAGCAGTGACAGCACCCGCACCACCAGCGGCACCTGCGCCACCACCAAGGGCTCCTGTAGCAGTAGAGGACATAGCACCACCAAGTGCACCACCAACGGCACTACCAATACCTGCAGTAGCGGCACCCATAGCGGCACCAGTGATCGCACCACTGAGGAACTGTTGGAAAGCCCTAGAGCCGCCGATAAGGTTATTGTTGAGGTTATCCCTAGCTTGCTCAACGGATGCCTTAGTCTGGATGTAAAGAGCGTCCTTCTGAAACCTTACATTCCACACATCATTAAGGTAGGCTTCCTTAGTTGCTGTCTCTTGTCTAAGAGTCTGCCCACTAATTGTCTGCTTGATCTTATCTTGAGATCTACCGTCAAGGCCTGTCTCAGAAATAGCCGCTTCAATCTGTGAATTGTTCTGGTAGGCGTTAAGAGACAAAGAAAACAACTCACCTAGTGCAGAGTCGTACATTGATCTTTCTTGTCTGTCAAGTGACGCCTGATTGTAGTTATAGTTTAGCTGAAGGTAGTGCATCTGCTTCTTGAAGGCTTTCACCATACTACGGTTCTGCTTAGAGATACCGTGTAGAGAACTACCGCCACCAATTACTGCACCAACAGCGGCGCCAACACCGATTACGACACCACTCATTCTTTAATCAATTCCTTTCTATTAGTTGTTAATAGCATCCACTCAGGAGTAAACTCTTTCTCACATTCCCTTAGGTCAACCTTATCAGTCCTAAAACACATCGTAATGTGCGTGTCTTCAAGTGCCCTAAAGGCTTGCCTACGGCCACCCTCAGCCTGAATGACGTTGTAACCCTTAAGCCTCCCTACAGTATTCCCTAGGGTAACATAACAATCCCCACTGACAATTACAGTAGTAGGGATCTGGATGAAAGCTCCAATAATAGCTACATCCTTAGGGATAAAACAGGTTCTGTAATACACCCCTTCATAAACAAAGTGTTCAATGGGGATCTCAACTTCATTACAGACACAACTCTCCATAGCATGAATTGCGATGTCACAAAGCATGTTATTCTGCTCAGGAGTTAAGGGTTTCAACTTCATACGCTACTATTCCTTCTAATGTAAAGACCTTCCCAACCACCTGAAATAAGGTTAATAGGTTGGACATTGTCGGAGCAGACAGTAATGACTACTTCATCATTATTGTCTTGAATCGGGAACTTAAACTTACCCGTGTAAACCTTGTTGACCCCCAAGATAGTCGGAGATTCGCCAAGGTTCCTACCAGTAAACCTATACTTAAAGTGCTTTTCCTTAAGGTCGTTATCAACCTTGCATTCAAATACACCAGACTTACTATAGTTAAACCAGAAGTATCTAAGCTGTAGCCTACCTTCAATCTCGGAGATGACACCACCAGTATCCGTATTCCTCTTAATGGCCTGCTTAGAGAGAGTCACACAGAATTTGTAGGTAAGGCCCACAAACACCTCAACACCCCTCATGTCCCCTTGAATCCTAAAGACACCATTGGAATCCCAGTCAGTAACCTCAGTAACGTAACCGTCCTTAGTGACAATGAAATACTTATTGTCATTAGTAGACGGGATAGCACCGTAGATATCCATAAGAGACACCTCAGTATAATCCTCATAGTCACTGTACTTATTAGACTGAGGAATGACATACTTCTTCTTACGATCCATAAAGAGCCTAGTAGGCTCATCAGAGAAGTCAACAGCATTACCTGTCAACAACGCTTTCTCTAGATACAGACCACTCGGAGAGTTAATAAGAAGATAAATCTCTGAGTCAACAAACTCCGCTAGAAGAACCTCAGAATTCTTGTTCGCAAATTCCCACTTGAACCAAGCCTGCTGTTCACTAGTGGCGTTAACAAGAATAAATTTATAACAGTATACGATATTAGGGGTAGTAGAAGAGATAGCCGTAACTACGTTCTCTGTGGTGTTCCCAGAGAGTCTAGTGATGCCCTTAGGAATGTACGTAGGCACATGTGCGGCTACGTCCTCAGCATCCTTAAGGTCAGCCACGTCCTGCAAGGAGTAGTAGCGCATCACAGAACAGTAGTTTACTCGATCATTCACAAAGAAGATCGAAGGGCCAATAGAGATAGGTTGAACATTCGTGTCATAGTCAAAATTAGTGATCTGGTCACACTTGACACTCTTAGGGGTCATGACACCATCACTAGACAACACAAACTGACCTTCACGGGAGAACAACATAAGCTCTCTAGCAAAGGGCACAGCGTGAGTCAGAAGGGCAACCTTATTAGAGGAAACCGAGACATCAATAGGGTCAGTGTCTGCAATAGCCGCAGAGGACTTAAACCAGAAATTAAAGAAGTCGTTGGTTGCACTAAGGATAATGGATTCATCAGAGATGACTCCTAGGCGATTGCGATAGAAAAAGATATCGTTAATCGTCCTGCCAACGAACGAAGGATCAGGGTTAGTGTCTTCGTTACCAGATCCCCTAGACACCCAAGGCAACTTTTTAAGTAGGAAGCTCCCGTCGCTTTGCCTGACAATTGCGTGAGGCATGTTACTCGGGTTAATGTCAACTGGAATACTTGGAGCTACAGTCTCCTTCCAAACCTTATGAAGGTCATCCCACTTGACGTAAAAGTCGTCATCTTCAGAGTTCTTTTCACCAGACACCTGCATGATATAACCATTAGGGGCCAACGGGGGTAGCTTGTTAACAGCCGTAACCTTACCCATAAAGGCAATTGCATTCTGATTGCCAAAACCGTCCTTAACAAGGATGTTAGGAGGTGTATCACCCGTCTTAGGTCTAATTGTAATCATAGAGTCACCAATTAGGGCGCACTGGTATTTAGAGATGTCCACAGTAGACCTAGAGTAACCCATAGACGCTCTACCACCAACCTGATTCAACAGGTCATCATAGGTGCCACCAACGTCAGGGTTATTACCATTAGGTTGCTTACCAGTCGTCAAAAGGGCAAACAGCGCTCTAGCAATAAAGGCAGTAGTAGTCTGGACAGCCTGCTTTGCTTCACCACCGTCAGGTGTAATGACACCGCAGATATAGTCACCATTGATGTACACAGCATATGTCTTAGCATACTGAGCGTTCTTGATGTATACAAGAGCAGTGTTAGACCAACCTGCATCAGATCTACCTTCTACAGGGTCTACCTCCTTCTCAGTATTCAGTACAAAGGTGTAGTCTGCAACAGTAACTGCCTTTAGTTTGCCCTTAGGGTCACTAGTGGTAATATACTGTTTTGACTCATCATCTTCAAACTTGCATGTCTTAGGCTCACCATTAAGATCAAAAACCTGATACTCCCCAGAGCCAATCTGGAGAATGTACTTTTCCTGTTCGTCTCTATTGATTACATGATACTTCTTCTTTGCAGCATCAACACGGTCAGACAAACGTTTGATTGCAAGAGTCGGAGGTCTCTTCTGTAGACCCTCAACTTCATTAGGAAACCCATTGACAAGCTCAGTTACCTGATCGGGAAACCTGATGATGTCAGGCTGTTGAGAGACACCACCTTTAAATGAGTGAATGCTTTGAGATACTAGAGGCATGCTTAGCTCCTCTGAGTCTGCTGACTGATGAACTGGTCATCATTGAGGATGTTATAGTTACCATCCGTCAGTTCATAGTCTACAATGTCTGCATAAGCCGCACTCTCCTCTAGCTGAAGATGTGCGTCGATGTCCGCAGATGTAAGATACCTCATCTGAAAGACTCTACTGGCTCTAACAGTAATATACTTTCTGAAGACCTGAGGAAGCTCCTCAAAAGGAAGCTCCCTGACAAGTTCATCCAGAGTGATGCCTTCAGGGAACTCTAGATTCCCTGAATCAAGATCATAAAAATAGCCTTCTCTACACACAAACTTATAGCTAGTAGAGACAGCCCTTAGGAAGTCTCTACCATAAGCAACTTTGTTAGTAAAAGAGTCAGGCTTCAAGGTAACACTGGTGAGAGTGTTAAAGCTGTAACCCCTAGACTGGATCTCTTGACTGACAGCCTTAAGGATTCTTACAGCATTCAGCACATCCACATTAGCATCATCCTCAAGAGAATTAACAGGGCTAGAGCCTACGGATGACAAAATTTCATTTACTGCATCAAGTTCAGTGCTAGGAGTTACAATCATTATTCTTCCTTGTTGTTATTCTTTTCGACGGTTCTTCGAGGCTTAACAGGCTTCGCAGTTGCACTAAGGAGACCCAGTCCCTGAGCCTCCTCGGGGGTAAGCTGATACCCCCACTTGTGCACCTGACAGAAGTAAGTAGTCTCGTAAGCCTTCTTTACTTCTTCAATGGTCATTTATTAAGCCTGAGCAGTCTTAACGAAGATACCGACAGCTTCGGGACGGAGACCACCGTGACCCCAAACGGACGTACTTGTCCGCTAGACTATCGCTTACCCCTTAGGGTTCTTTTCATTTAGTCGTTGCTTGTGCCAATAAAGGATCATCTCAGCATCATGTCTTTTAAGCCTAAGATGCGGGATGATTGCCTTTAATACTTTAGTAGCAGTTCCGTAGAACGATGCTCCAAAGTTTAATCGAAACTCTTTAATGTTTTCTTTTGTTGTCTTGTAGATCTTACCGCCGTAGGTATTTTGGATTAGCTCTACAGAACATATATCAGATTTTTGTACATGGATCTTAAGCCAGTGTTCTCTATCGGAACACCTTAGATATCCATCACCATCAATGTATCCTGCTAACCATGCAGGACTAGAATTCTTTTTGTATCTAGTTGGGCCTGTATCAGCCCTAGATTCTTTAGCAAACTTTCTAAGCTCATCCACCTGATCTTGAGTCAGGTCTACTCCAGATAGCTCTCTACGCTTTTCGAGCATCCTCTGAAAGTGTTTGCCCTTGATTACCATGTGTTTAATGATATGAGGCAAGAACTTCTCTAAGTCATTCTTACCAGATACTTTCCAATACTTTTGATTCTTGTCTTTTACATCAGTGATGCTACCTACATCGTAGGAGTCTCTTAGGAACTGTAGAAGTTTAAAGCCTCTACCTCGAGTATCAATCTGAGTAATACCAAACTGAAGACCTATACGAAAGAATCCGTCTACAGTTTTGTTAAAGTGGAAAGCAATAGTTCCGTCAGCGTCTACGAAACCAGCAACATATTTATTTAGAGTTTCATTATAGTTACTCATCTTTGTATACACCTATACTGTTTTATGAGTTATTTGGCTTCAATCGGGTTGTCTATAAAGAGTTTCCCGTTATTTAGAAAAGATTACGCGACAGGTTAGTTTATCGCGTACTTGGCAATGATCTGGTCAGCCTGATATTCAGCTCGACGAGCACGTTCCATAGCGAGATCCTTGAGCTTCACCGTACCAACAGCGGAACGATGGAAGACAATGCCCTGAAGACCCGCAGTCTTGATCTTAGCGTTAAGAGCATGCTTGCCATCAATACCATCATTCAGGAGGTGCGGAACTTCAATGACTTCAAAGCCGCAAATCGTCTGGAGCTTGCCCGTGTTCGGATCAAAGAGGGCATGATAGTTAGCCGCATCAGGCATAAGAGCCTTCATGACAGCAGAGTAGCCTTCAGGCGTGAGAAGGCAATAGCGGTCCCCCTGCGGGACGTAGTTCTTCGTCATCTGAGCACGAGCCGCGAGTAGACCCTCAAGGATCTTATTGCCATACGTAGCTTCCTGCGAAATATCAAGACCCGTAACAAACTCAAAGGCCTTACCCGTACCGGGAACCTTGTCGGCACCCGAACCCGTTTCAGGAATGTTACCATCCTTGAACTTAGCGTCCTTAGCGGCCTCATTGGCAAGCTCATTGATAATAGCACAGTCAGCGCCCATAGCAAGAGCAAGCGTCATATGATAATCGTGAACGATACCGCCGTCAGAGCAAACAGGAACATAAATGCCTGTTTCTTCGAAATATCTGTCACGCTCCTCGCATACCTCGATAAGTGCTGTAGCCTGACCTCTGCCTATACCCTTCTGTTCACGGGTAATGCAGATAGAGCCGCCGCCGATGCCGACCTTGATAAAGTCTGCGCCGCAATCAGCGAGGAAGCGGAAGCCTTCCTTATCAACAACGTTACCTGCGCCGACCTTTACGCTGTCGCCGTAGTTTGCACGGATCCAGTCGATAGTCAGCTTCTGCCACTCGGAGTAGCCCTCGGAACTGTCGATACACAGAACATCAGCACCTGCGTTAACGAGAGCAGGAACACGCTCTGCGTAATCTCTTGTGTTGATACCTGCACCTACTATGTAACGCTTCTTGCTGTCGAGAAGCTCGTTCTTGTTTTCCTTATGCTGTTCGTAGTCCTTTCTGAATACGAAGTACATAAGAACGCCGTTATCGTCAACTATGGGGAGTGAATTGAGCTTATGCTCCCAGATTATATCGTTTGCTTCCTTAAGCGTTGTGCTTGCGGGAGCGGTAATGAGCTTTTCAAAAGGAGTCATAAATGTAGATACCTTTGTGTCGGTAGCCATTCTTGAAACTCTGTAGTCACGGCTTGTTACAATACCTAACAGCTTTCCGTGTTCTGTGCCGTCGCTTGTGACGGGCATTGTTGAGTGACCTGTCTTAGCCTTAAGCTCAAGCACATCGGCAAGGGTCATATCGGGAGCAAGGTTGGAGTCGCTCTT